GTCTGGACCATGATTCCGTTAGGACTATATGTGAGAGTATTTTTCGCCACCACATAAGTATAAACAGAATTAGGAGAGGCACCATCTAAATCACTCTCGATTCTTAATCCATAATTAGTGTTCTTAAAATCAACACCGACACGGGTGAGAGGATCAAAATTGACACCTGCACCGAATACTGGTTTAGGATCGCTTAATGTGCTTGCGGGTGCTGGGATCTTAGTGAGATCGAATCCAATTTGGTCTGGAACCTGATTCTGGGTCTGGAGAGACATAAGTGAATGATTAGCGCTTGGAAGAGGTTTAATACTATCGATAAACTTGGTCTCCAATGCTGTCTGGGGTCTTGCTTCTGCTGCCTCTTCTTCAACCTCGACAGAATAATCGAGAGGGAACTTTGTTCCGCCTCTAATAAAGGTGACTCTCTTAATAGCAGCGTCGCTGTCATAAGCACCTCCGTTAGAGTTTTTAAGACGATCAGTGGCGAATCCGTCTTCAGCATAATTGTTAATAAAAGTTGTTGGAATAAAGGAATGGAATACACTTAAAGTATTAGCAGTTCCTAAATTATAATTTTGTGTCTGGTCACTGCTATTAAGGACACCATATAATTGAGAGATAGAGTTATACACGAACTGACCTGTTGCTGGGGTGCTCATCTGGGTGCGTCCAGTCTCATCAGGAACTAAAAGATCATAAGTGATGGTGAGGTCCTGTAATTCATAAAAAGCACCTGTGGCGATTGGAGTGAATAACTGTTTAGTCTCAGCGCCTGCAGCATCGAAAGTGGAATAACCACTAATAACATGAGAGTCTGGTGCGAGTTCGAGATTAATAAGCATTCCTCTTAATCCGTTATTGCCGAGAGGGATTGGTTGTCCTGAGTTAAGAAGACCAGTTCTTAAAGGAATAGTGAAGTGGACATCCTCATTAACTGAGTGAGCGCCTACAAAAGATCTGGAAGATGATGCTGGATTGCCCTGAGTTAAAACTGTATCGAGATCACTTTGAGAATGAGTGACTGGGACTACTGAGGATAAATAACGACCATAAGATCTAACTACTTCGAGTGTCTGGTTATTTTGGGTGGCGAGAGTAATTTGCTGGAAGACTGATGGAATACCGACACGAGAGTTAAGAGCGATGCCGTTAGAAGCAGCGGCGCCACCTGCAGCATTTGTTGGTTTGCCACCTCCTGGTTTTTGAAGTCTAAAAATACCGTTTAATCTTAAAGACTTGGCATTGAGGAGTTTGTCCTGATTTGCGATCTGGAATTGAATAATAGGGAATCCACCCTTAAAACTATAAACACCGTTCGCTGGAGGATTGAGCGGGAAGATTTCTGCCTTTTCGACTGATACTATGTTCATTTTATAATAAGTATATATTTTTTTTTCTAAAAAATTAATTTAATTTTCGTATTAAATTAATTTATGAAAATACTAAATAAAAAAAATTAATATGCCATGACTCTACCCTGAGCGATTTGGAGACGCCTTATATGGCAGACATAATGATTAAATAGTTTTTGTTTAGTTGCTCCGCTATATTCTACCCTTAATGAGAGATCACGACTGTTAAGATCAGCGACCTGTCCATATTTAGAGAAGGCACGACCGATTAAAAACTTTTCGGGAACACGCTGAATATCTCTAACACCATAACCACAGTTCACGAGTGATTTTTCTAACTCTATAAGATGGAGAGCATCGATTCTTGAAGGCACCTCTGTATATTTATCGAGAGCGATTGGACGATCTGGGATAAGATGTCCTCCTAGAACATATTGATAATTCTGGCATCCATCAATAACACCTCCTAAGGAATCTTCCTCGATTCTTAATTGTTCTTCCTGGGCGAGAGGAACGCTTAAAACAGAGTACGCCCTCATGGCAGTTGCTGGGATTAACTGGTTAGTTAATCCGTTAGTCGCTGTTAAATTGACTCTATATGTGCTATAAGTTTTAAAATCGAATGCGAGACCTTTGCTTGATGCCATTTGATCCATCATTGCCTTAACATAACCCTCAGGAGGAGAGACGACACCGAGAATCCACTGGATGTCTTCAATAGTATAACTGACTGAGACCTGAGCGGCAGCGATTGATGCAGCGGGCACATCACTTGGAGTATAACCACTTACACGCTCAGCAGAGAGAACATAAATGGGTGCGTCTTCTGCGTGCGCCTTAGTGAGAGCAGCACCGATGGCACGATCAGGGCAGACTGTGATTTGTAAATCATCATCACCATCTTTATCGAATCCTGTAATAACACCGAGAGATTCTTTATCAGTACCGACATTGGCATAAAGACGATCGCCTATACTAAATGGATTATTATTAAATGGAGCAGCGCTTCTATAAACACCACGACCAGTTGGTGAATCCTCGGGTCTCTTAACTGCGATATTGAATGTGGATCCTATGGCAGTTTTACTATGATCGCCTACTGCGAGTGCTGCTTTAAGAGCGAGAGCAGATGTATTAACGAGATCTCCGCTCTGGACCCCGAGATCTCCGCTCTGGAATGTTAAAGATCGTTGGAGTGAATCGAGAGTCATTTGAAGACGAAGACCCTGAGTGGCGACGAGTGGGAATACCTTATCACTGGATAAAATACCTGAATAAAGTGGTTGCTCGATTTGGAGAGTTTTTGCTTCGAGTTCAGCGGTGACAGGAGCGCTCATCCAGTCTCCGCCTCTACCATAATAAAGAGACTCACCTACAGCAGGAGAATCGCTTTTACCTTCGAACATTGTTCGTCTAGAAGAGATTGAGTGGTTTTGAGTATATCCCCACCACTGACTGGTTAAAACATCATAATCCTGGACCTCTTCAATTGTTGCCTGACCTGTTCCGTCTTGGATTCTAAAATCACGCCATAAACTATGAACCCCTGCTCGTGCAGAAGGTTGGGGACGACCTCGTCCGCTCATGGTTAATTTGTATTGTAATTTACATTCCTTAGGATCAATAAATCCTAAATACTGAGGGAGAAGGAATCTCACCTGAGTTTGAGTTAGTGGGTCGTAATCGACCTGTGCCTCGGGTTTAACCTCGACCGATTTGGTTGGTATAAAAGCGCCTTGACCTTGTTG